CAATTCAAATGTCTTTTTCTGCATAATGTCTCCATAAATCTTACTTCTTGAAAGATCTAACTTGATATTATTACGCTTTGCTCGTTCTGCTAGAAACTTGTCATCAAAACCATATGTATTGTATCCGCAAATAACATCAGGATCCGCGTCTTGAACAAATTCTTGAAATCCTTCAATCATATCTCCTTCGGTCTTATAACCTTTGAAAACTACGGTTGGATCATCAGACGGTGCTACATCTCCTAGAACAAATACTCTTCGTTGGACATTTGATAACATATTATGAGACCAACGAATTGTAATACCAATTTGAATAACTGGATCTTTTTCTGCTACTGGAAATTGTCCACTCTCTGAAGTACATTCAATATCATACGCGGCTATTTTGAGTGGAGCATCGTTTGATGGTCTGCTTCTGATATTTGATACATCTACATACCACGCCTTTTCCATATCCTTGATTTTTCCTCCTTTAATGAAACCTACAGGAGAAGCAGGAGGTATTTCGTAATCGTGATAGAAACGCAAGAGGGGAGGTAAGTTTGCTTCGTATACTTTGTATACTGGTTTGCCTTCTTCATATGCGTCTTTTGCTATTTTTACGACCGCCCTGAAATCTTTCATAGATTCTACTTCAATTTTTTGGACCTTGGTTGTAGCATAATTATTGAACCCTGCGAATACATCATATTTCTCTTCGTTTGTGATATTGATCTTCGTGATATTCTGTTTTGTCAACTCTTCTTCACTTGCAAAGTCGTACTCCGATGCTACGTAGAAGTAAGGTTTTACTCCACGCACTCGTAACATTACAGAATCGCCTTCATCTGTTCGTCCGTAGATATCAATTACATATTTTCCGTATTCGTCATGGTCTATCCAATCACAAGGACAAAGAACAGACATCTTGTTGCCTTCTGTTGTCTTCGCTGAAAGTTTATCCGTTTTAGATAATAAGCATGGCAGACCAGGAACCTCAAACCTCAAACCCAATTTCGTGGTTTTATGCTCCTACCCGTTACAAGTCAGATGTAACTCAGCAGGATTATGATTACCGCGACAACAAGGCACAACAGAACTATTATCTTTCAACTGCTCGTCCTCCACCAGAACCTTGTCAGGACTTTGACCGTGTCGCCGACTTTGCCTCTTCCTTTGTCACCATGAACTACACTGGTAACTTTGGTAACACTGCCGCTGGAGGTTGTGATGTAGATTTATACTCTCGTCTTGCCTTAGGTGATCCAGGTACACAGCGTCTCAAAGGTCATCAACAACTCTTCGCTCGTCCTTGGGCTACAACACCAAATATGGGCGGTGGTCCCCCCGTCTACAGCAAGGATACAGAAAGTCAGTTAATTCAAAGTGCTCCCATCCGAACACGCAAGGAATGCTCTACTGTATCCGACAAGTTCTTTCCTCAACAATTTGATCCTTTAATTCCTTCCGTAAAAGACGAAATGAAAGAAGTCAATAACTTTGTTCAACCTTGGGCACGCGGAGGTGATCCTACGCGTCTTGTTCGTCAGAAAGCAGTCTGGGAATAAATAATAATATGAAAGTCGTGTTCTTCGCACAGATTATGCCTGATCCGTGTGGTGCTTTTTTTCATGACATCGCTATTGCTAAACAATTACAATCGCGAGGTCATAATGTTTCATTTGTAACTACTATGCGCGGTAGAAATGGAATTCGTGGAGTTTATAGAGGTCTCCCTTGGGTTTATTATACAAATGCAGAACCTGAATTAGGAGGAGCAGGTGTTTGGTCTACTCCACATTTTCCAATGATGAAACTTGTGCGTCGTTTAAATGAACGCTTTCAAAAACCATTGATTACAACTATGCATTTTGGAGAAGATGTTTCTAATATTGCTCCTTACCAACGAGCAGGACAATGGACAGATATTCTCTGGATTATTTCAAATCATGTACGAAATTACATTGTAGAAAAAGTTCCTATTTCTCCTACTTACAGAATTGTAGAAAGTATTCGACCTGCTATGCTTGAAAATGAAATTAAGTTTAATGAAAAAGGAACAATTCCAACTGGAGACTGTATAACATTAATTAATGCAAATATGTTGAAAGGTTTACCTATGTTTTTAGAATTAGCAAATAAGTTCCCTGACCGTAAGTTTTTAGGTGTTAGACCATACTACAGTCAAATAAAAGTTCCAGAAAATCTTCCTAACATTGAATGGATTGATTTACAGGATGATATTCGAAATGTTCTCAGAAGAACTCGTATTTTATTAGTTCCTTCTTTATACGAAAGTTGGGGTCGTGTAGCATTTGAAGCAATGTATAACGGTATTCCAGTTTTGTTTTCTAAACCAATGGAACCTACAAATCCACATAATACACGACCTTCTGGAAGTACTGAAGGAATGAAAGAATGGATTGGAGATACTCAATATGCTCTTGATTATTTTAATCCAGATGAATGGGCTGAAACAATTGAAAAGTTAGATGATGTCGAAACATATGCTACTGCTTCTACACGCGCATATGAACAGACGTATGGAATGAATGTTTTCAGTGATTTCAATGATATGGAACGAAAGATGCAGGAATATGCAATTCAGTTTGCAGTAACTATTGAGAAACCGAAGGGGATGGTTGGACCGGTTGCTCCTTACACTCAGCAACTAAAGTTTGTTCCTCCCGCGCGGGGTAGTGGGATGCCTTTCCGCGGAGGTCGTTTTGCGGTGCGTAGGTAAGAATGTCTGCTAAAATACGTCCCTTACGTATTCGTTCACGTGTTTCTTCATCATGACCATCATCTACTTTTGGTGGAGGAGGAATATGTTTATTTCCCGAAATAACTGGAACAGGTGTTAATGATGTAATTGCCATAACTACATCATTATCATTATCTAAAAGCGCTTTTTCTGCAGTTGGTTGATCCACTGCCGCAAATGCCATAACTTGCTCGACTTTGTTGTTCATATTTTATGTATAATACATAAAGCACGAAAATGAAATTTATAGATAGTTTGTGCCCCCCTGCTCTTCTCTATGCTTTATTTCTTGCCATTCAACTTGGTTTAGATTTAGCAGATTTTGCCTTCATTACTGCCGGAACTAAACTCATTTTCGGTGTTGCTACCGTTTACATCCTTGACTTACTCTGCCGTCTCAATCTTGGTATAGTCGCATGGTTCTTTATTGCTGCACCTTTCATTATTACTGCTCTCGGAACATCCATTGCCATGGGTCTTGAATTAGATCGTGTAATGATGGAAGGTTTTACGCATTAGACGTTTCATATATACAAACATGTCTGAAGTAAATGGTATCGAAGCAGATCTTGATCGTTTTGCCTGGATGGTTGGTAATTGGATTTTTCGTAGTTACGTTCTTCTTTGCAGAGCTGTGGATAATTGCATCTACGGACGATCAACACGCTACGAGAGCGTTACGTGGTCATCATATGATAATGAAGGACGACAACAACTTGGTGAACACTATCACGAATTAGATATTGACAGTTCTAATTATGTTATGCTACATCAAGTCGTTCGTTCTCTTGGATCTCATATTGAATATAAATACGCAGTTCATTTCTCAAATGAATGGCGTCGTCCATACACTTTACGCGATCTCTTTCATAATCCACCTCCTCCTTGGTTATTGATTGGTTACGGAAGTCCAGATAATTTAAATGATTGTACTGACTTTTTTAACTGTCTCATAGCATATGATAATAAGATTACACCTAAACTTTTATCGTTTATGAAAGAACTTCCAGAAGACACAAAATGGTATTATATGAATCCTAAAACGTTTGAACTCGCTGAATTTCCATCCGATGGTATTGTAATTGAAGATGTCGTTCCAGAACCAGAACCAGAAGAAGAAATCAAACACGAACTCGAACCTGAAAAAGTTGATTGAACATCCCAACCACGGTTCCGTTGTTTGGAAGTATCTAGAACTTGAAAAGAAGTTATGGTCTTCTAATTTCTTAGAATACGCGATGACTTATTCTACCATTCTTATTCAACCTATTTATCAAGTATTTTTCTGGGTGTGCTTTCTTGGATTTCCAAGTTTATATACTTATTTTGGTGGAAAGGTAGATCTATCATTTACCAATGTAGCATGGTATTTAGCATCTACTATACATGTATTTATATCTGCAATATTTCGTTGGAGCGAGGTTATAGAGCACTACAATCTCGGCACAACCATTCTTGTATGGAAAATTCTTACTCATGGATTAGCAGTTCCTTTAATTGAAATAAATTCAAAGGATCCTAATCATCAATACTTCAAATATGCAGCAGGTGCTTTACTGCTTCAAAACCTCGGATAAGTTTCCTCCGAACATTCCCTGGAAACTCTTAACTAATTCTGCTCCTTGTTTGACTTGTGGTCCAAGAGACGAAAGAGTTTCCATTAATTGCTGTTGAGTTTCCATTAACTCTTTTGTGTCATCTCTCATTTGTAAAACCTGTTCTGGATTTAACTTTTGGAAAGCATGTAATATGGTTGTTCCCGCATCAATGTGGGCATCCATATTGTTATCCTCGGCCTTATCACCTTTTGATGAAGAGTGTGGTTTTGGTTCAGATTCATCCTTCTTTTTGTCTTCAGATTCATTTGGATTTTCGTATCCTTCCTTCAATGCCTGACCTGAAATTAATACAACTGCTGCTACAGTAGCAATACCAAGAGTCACTGCTAAAGTAAGAGGCATACGAACTCCGTATCCAATAACAATCGTGATTAAGAGAAGCCATACTGCTAAGTATCCTACACGACGTTGGACGAGGAATACGATGGTTATCAATAAAAGAAATGCTGCAATAGCAGTATCTACGTTCGCCTTCATTAATTCACTCAAAGATATTAAACATATGTTACAGGACTTCCAACTGGAACAGTGTCGGCAGTTCCAGCTACACCGCTTCCATTAAATGTATAACCTGTGCGTGGTTGTTGGAGAGCAACAGTAGAACCGTTGTTGACTACAGTATTAGAACCTCCGCGAATCTTGCGATGACGTCCTTTTGATTTTTTAGAATGTTTATGACGGCGACGACGACCTCCTGCTAAAGTATTGTTTCCACCACGGTTTTCAAAACCTGGTCCACAGTCGCTACCCATATTAGAGTTCCAGAGAGCATTACCAGCATTGGCACCTCCAGGGTTAGAAAGAACGGAACCGCCGAAACCGTATCCTCCTCCCTTTTTCATAGTTAATTTACGGTGACGGCGTACTGACATTTTTTTAGTGTGTTTGCGTGCCATTTGTATTTGAAAGAGATTCTATTATGGGCGTCCATGTTCCATCTTCATTCTGAACGCATTCTAATGTAAATACCTTACCTAGAGTTCTTAACTTTTTAGATAATTCAATTGTTCTCACACGCAAATAACCTACATCTGCTACTTTATATACATCAGGTATATCCGTAGCAACAATCTCGTATTGTAAGTTTTCGGTTTTCTTACATTCCGCAAAAACTCCTTTTTCGTTTTGGAAGTTATTGTAATATTCATATCCTCGTATATCTTTCACATTTTCACGAAGATCAATTCTTCTCGTTTCAAATTGAGAAGGCGTATACAGTTCAAAGATAGATTTCAAGATTACCTGTCTTTCACTGAACGTTTTAGTAGAAAACAAATGAGTTCCATTTAACATCCACGCATCTGCAAGGTACACATGCGAAGGTGTGTATTCAACACGCAAAATAGTATCCTCAAAGCATCGTTCATCCCATACAACACGGACAACTTGTGGTGTAGGATTTTCTTTTCGTGGAACCCAAAGTGCTACAGGATTTGATTGTTCATCACGAGTGAGACACAACCATCCCGGTATTCCACCTCCTTGTGGAGCTTTTACCGCATAGGGACCAACGTTTCCCTGACGAGTAAGACGAACCGCAGGATCCCACTTATAAATAGTCTTTAACCTATTCATTACCTATTATAGCGGATAATGTTAAAATCATTGTTGGGTTTCACTTTTCTGACCTGTGAATCCTACGGTTCCTGTATTTCGTGTTTCTAATGGTGCAGGTGGTCCTTTTGGTTCAGGTTTACTGGTCTGGACAATAGGTGGAGGAATGTCGTAAGTTGGGACGGTCAATTTTTGTGGAGGAGGTTCGGCTACTACAGGAGCTGGAGGAATGATAGGCGCCGAGACTACTTCGGGAACAATAGGTAAGGTAGGAGTTCGGTCTACATACACAATCTTTGGTTTAGGCGGTTGTATCATTCGCGATACCCAAAACACACCAATATGAAGAACCACGATGACTATGATTGTAGAAAATGCCAAGTAGACAATGTCGGAGATTTCCATGTTATTCTATAGAAAGTTTTGTAAGACCTAAAATTAAACATGAGCTCCACTGAAGAAGTCCCTGTTCCCGTCCCTGCGCCTGAACCTGTAGTTGAAACTGCCGTTCAAACTGCGGTTAAAACTGTCGCCGCCGCCCTTCCAGACTTCACTGATAAGTCTCAACTCGTTCAGTTCGTTATGAAGACCGTTGCCGAAGTTGAAACTGATCTTAAATTATCAGATGCCGATAAGGCTCAAAAGATTGTTTCTCTCGTTCGTCAAGCAATCAGTTCTTCAAGTTTATCTGAAGATAAAAAGGCAGAACTATTAATCTGGTGTAACATGGCACTTCCTTACCTCATCGAAGCAATCGGAATTGTCAAAACTGAAATTTTGAAAGTCGAAGCAGTTGTCTGTGCTGATGTCCAAAAATGCTGTCCATCTATTGCTTCTCTTTTTAAATCGGCGTAAACAATTGATCATTTTCTGAAAAAGATCCGTTAGGGTATATTTTAACTGCAACTTCTTCAGAGTAATCTATTCTAGATAAAACATTTGGAAAAGGTTGTTGCTGAATTTTTACAACTCCGTCTTGATCTGTAGGTGAAACTGTTCTACAAGTCTTTTCGTGTAGATTTAAACACTGAAATCCACACCAAAGGAATGTTGTCTTATAAACTTTAGTTGGTTTAGGACAATTTGCAGGATTCAAATACGATAAGCGATACATTATATAAATAGTGTATCATCACTCTAAATATACATTAATCCCCAAGTAATTAAGAAGAATACAGTTGCATGTAAAAGAAGACCAAACCCTGTTGGAAGACCATTTTCAAAGACACGCATGGCAGTGTAAGGACCTGTCATAGATGTAATAAGACCATCTACGACTTTGAAAGTAATAGGATTTGCTAAAATATAGAAGAGAAGACCCTGAAAAGCAGAAATCTGAATTTTTTGTGAAGCAGTTGGACCAGCCATTTACTCTCTAGGTTGGAAAGTATTTCTTGTTGCCTGAATTGTCTCCAATAGTTGCGGTATTTTTACTAACATAAGTGGAATAGCACTTTCATCTCGTTTTGCAGGTTCTCTTACGTCCAATGGTTCTGTAACGAACATGATAGCGCTCAATAAGAATGTCTGTTTTGATCGTGAATTAGAAGGTTCCCAACGAAGACAGTATAATTTAAATAAGGCATCTACATACGTATTTGTATTTGCGTTAATTACATCCCAAATCATCCAAATTAAGTGTCTAGAATACTTTGAAGAGTAATATGGACTTTTGCGTTCTGCTACCACAACCTGTTGTTTTGTTCGTTTCTTTTGTTCCCGTGCGTATGTCAAAATCCATGCTAACCAATAAAATGCCCTTAAAGTATCTTTTGTCTGAATCGCAAAACAAAACTCATTAAAAGGTATTTTTAGTTCGAACGGGTCTTCTGCTTTCAGAAACGGTGTTCCAATCATCTGAGATGTTGCTCGTAAGTTTTCACGAACAGTTTCAGGAAGAAAGTCATGTTCGGGTTTAATAGTTGGTAGGGTTATCGTCTTCTGCTTCTTTGCTATTGCCAGAACCGTTGCTACTTCACATACAATAATACGTGCTTCATCATGATTACGTATTTCTGTCATAGTATGAATGGTAAACATGTTTTCAATTTCTGCAAATCGTTCATACTGGTTTACTAAATACGTAAAAATATTAGGACACGAACGATGAATGTACAAAGAAGCAGATTCAAAGAAAGTAGACCAAATAGAATGAACTAATCCGGAACATAAAAGTTCAAGCGTCCAGTAGCACGCATAATCAGCATGACCTAACTGAATACTTTGAAGTAAAGACTTGTTTGCTAATTTTCGAGCATGACCCGAAAATGTAAATGTTTGAAAATCTACGACACTTCTTGTGTCGTATACCTGCATTAATTGTTGTTGATATAGATTTAGAAGGTGTAATACGCATTAGAACCGCCTGTTTGAGTTCCAGAATAAACTACTGTTATTCCAATTCCTGCTTGTAAGTAATATGTGTTGCTTCCAGCGTTAAATACGCCATTTGTTGATGTAAGTGTATAGTTCACAACCGAGTTATTCTTAACAACCCAATATGTTCCCTGAGGAGGAGTAGTGGAGGGGAAATTAATTGAAATACCGGTTGCAGTTGAAAATAAACTATAATAAGTTGAAGCATTTGCAGTTGAAAGTGTCAAAGTAGAACTTGATACACCAGAAACACTTAATGTAGAATTAATTGAACCACTTACACGAACATTTCCAGATACATCGAGGGCATTGGATGGAGCCATACCTACACCAAGGTATCGATTTGAAAGATCTGCTTGAAGAGTTGGAAGAGAAGCAGATGTAGATGGAATTACAAGAGTATTAGAAGTTCCAGCACTGTAACCAGCATTGCTTCCTATGTATATCGTATTACTATAATTAGCATTTGTAGCAGCGTTGGTTCCGATTGCGATTACATTACTTGCCGTAATATTACTACCTGCTGTATTTGAACCGATTAGAATAGATGTTGCTCCTGTAATTACTGAGTTTGAACCTAAGGCAACATTTGATGCTGTTCCTAAAACGTTCCATGATTGTCCACTTTTCGTAGAATCATATACACCACCAGAAGGAATAGTAACAAAACCTGGACCCCACTTAAGTGAATAACTATCTGCATTTACTGCACATATAAATACCCAATTTGATCCTACTTGAGTTGCTATATTTGCGGATGTTACAACTTGTATTGTTGCACTCGATACTACATAATAAGCAGCACTACCTGGAGTTAAACTTTGTATATTCCAAGAACCGTTTAAAATAGTTAAAGTTCCGGTAGATGAAAACGTTGTATTTATAGGTTTAATATATACTGCACCAGTTCCAGATACTATTCCACTTGTTGCTGTTCCATTCCATGTAACTACTCCACCTCCAGACGTTACCCAATTTGCATTCATCGTATTTGAATCAGCAGCTGCTAGTGTATTGATATCCAGAGCGCTATAACCAACCAAACCAGTTGTAGGATTATAGTTTAGAACTTTACTTAAAGTTAGATAAGCAGTTGATGGAATTGTAGGGAGAGTAAGAGTTCCGCTGAGTGTTGTATTAGAAGATACGTAAAGAGATGGAGTTGTTATAGAAGTAGTTCCACGAATTGTTCCAGATACATCTAATTGATATAAAGGAGAAGTTGTTCCTATACCTAAGCTACCATTTGCATTCACACACAATGCTGTTCCTGTAAAGTCTGATCCCGAGTTACTATTTGTTTTGACTACAAGACCACTAACTCCTTTATCGTAACCAATACCAAATTGTGGAGTTATAGATGTACCACCGTAAAAAGCAACAACACTATTTGTATTTGTTGTTCCGTTGATATTCACACTATAACTAGAAGGTGTTGTAATTGTTCCAACTGTTAAGTTTCCGATAGATGTTAAGTTTGAACTTATTCGAGCATTTCCAGTTACATCGAGGGCATTTGATGGAACCATACCTACACCTAATTGTTTCAGACCCATATCGAGTTGAAGAGCGGGTACATTTGCCGCAGTTGAATAAACTAAAAACGTATTTGCACCATTTATATTTGTTGTAGTTCCTGGATTGCTTCCTAAAAATATACAGTTATTGTTAGAGATTTGAGTACTATAAATACCAGCATTATAACCGAACGCAATATTATTTGAACCAGT